GGGTTGCTGGTGGAAACTCCGTTTATGGCGGCGGAGGCGGCGGTGGTGGCGGCGGTATTGGTAACGGAAATGGCGGAACCTCTATATCGGGTGGTGCTGGCGGGGCTGCTAAAGCGGCAACGGGAACGGCTGGTACGGCTCCGGGCGGCGGCGGCGGTGGCGGCGGAACAACCGGTGGTGCCGGTGCGCGTGGTGAAATCCGCGTTTGGGTAATTCGCCAGACAACCGGCTAAAATACCTTACATATAAAACTGTTTAGGTTTTTGATCCCCCATAGGAATTAAAACACCATGATGGCAATATATGTCTCATGGTACAAACTTATAGTAGCCTTCTTGAGTATGAAATCGGACGCCTTATAGATGAGGCGATTGCCGACGAGGCCGCTATTCTTGCTAATGGCAATATAGAAGATATCAAAGACTACAAATTTCGTGCGGGCATGATCCGAGGCTTGAACAAAGCCAGAGAACTTATGTCCGAAGCAGATCGTATCATTCAATCAGGCGAAAGAGGATAAACATGCCGTATACGCGCATGCATCACGATGTTGACCCCAAAGACACTATTCTTAGCGAACTTGGTGACATTAGTGGCATTGAAATCTTTAACACTCATGTTCTTATTGCGACATATGTTCGCCCAAATAAGACAAAAAGCGGCATTCATTTAACGGATAAGTACGTTGATGAAGATCGTTATCAAGGAAAAGTAGGTCTTGTTGTGAAGAAAGGCCCATTGGCTTTTATTGATGAAGAGCAAGACTGGTTTAAAGGCGTTGAAGTCAACATTGGTGATTGGGTCGTTTACCGGCCTTCGGATGGCTGGTCTATGAATGTGCATGGCGTCAATTGCCGTGTTTTGCGTGACATTGATATTCGTGGCCGCATTCCGGCCCCTGATGCAGTTTGGTAAGGAATAATCTAATGGATGCGGAAAAGACAGAAGACGAAATCCTAATCTTGGATGACGCTGCCGAAGAGAACAAACCAGAAACAAAAGTAGCGGATAATGATTCGCAGACGCCAGAAGACGGCATTGCGGAACTGAAGGCCCGTCTTGAGCAGGAAAAGAAGCTTCGGCTAGAGGCGGAAACCCGCGCTCACCAAGCAACCCAGACGGCGACTAGGGCTGCCGCTGACGTTCAGGATAGCAACCTTCAACTTATTACGGGCGCTATTGATAAGCTAAAGCGTGAATCGGATTACCTAAAGGCTAACTTTAAAGAAGCTATGACGGCGGGTGATTATGATGCCGCTGCGCAGGTGCAAGAAACAATGTCGCTTAATGCGGCAAAGCTATTGCAGTTGCAGAATGGTAAAGCTTCTCTTGAAGAGAAACTAGCTAACCCACAGCCACAACAGCCATCGACGAATGACCCTGTAGAACGTGTAGCATCTACGCTTTCACCACGGTCGGCTGCATGGATTCGGGCGCACCCTCAGTGCATCACGGATCAGCGCATGTATCAAAAAATGGTTGGCGCACACAACATCGCTATGGCCGATGGTCATATTGTTGATTCGGATTCGTACTTTGACGCCATTGAAGGCCAGCTTGGGTTCCGTAAAGCGCAACCTCAGGTTGATGACGGCGAAGATGTTGCTTTGTCAGCAGCCGCCGCGCCAACTCAGAAGCGCACATCCGTACCAGCAGCACCAACGACGCGCACGGCGGCTGGAACCCCAAGCAAATCGCAGGTTGTCCGACTTTCCGCAGAAATGCGGGAGATGGCACATATGATGGGCATGACGCCCGAAGATTACGCCAAGAACATGGTGTCCCTTCGTAAAGAAGGCAAGTTACAGTAATAGGAGATACATATGTCTGAACTCACTAAGCTTACCCCTAAGTCTGCGCCTAAAGCACCACCTCGCCCCGATGTTCGTGGTGATATCCGTGACGAAAGCCCGGCTGAACGCGCTAAAAAGCGTGCAGCAGAAATCCGTGCGCATCGTTCTGGCCTAGACCTTGATAGTACTGATCGTTTTGCAATTGACACCAGCATTGTTCCAGAGGGCTGGACGTATGAGTGGAAACGTAAAACTATTTACAATCAGGAAGACCCTGCTTACCAAATCCGCCTTGCAGATGGTGGTTGGACGCCAGTTCCAGCAACTCGTGATGCACGTCACGCAGCGTTAATGCCTACTGGAAACTATGCCGTTATTGAACGCGACGGTATGATTTTAATGGAACGACCTAAAGAGTTGACAGACGAAGCAAAAGATATAGAATTGCGTCGTGCTAGAAACCAAGTTCGCTCTAAAGAAGCACAGCTTGGTTCTACACCGGACGGCACAATGACACGCGAAGATTCTCGTGTTCGGCCTACGGTAAGAAAATCTTACGAAGCGATGCCTATTCCTAAGGAATAAGGACGCTTCAAAACCTGCCCTGTGGGAGGCGGGTTAAATTGTACGGGTTGGCAGTGCTTGGCGCATAGCAACCTCATCACTCAGGAACTTCTGCAATGGCTAATACGCTAGCGTATTTTGGCTTCACGCAGTATCAGGGTGGTGCTGGCGGCGCTCCAACGTTCGCACAGTCCACCCGTCGTATTGCGTCGAGCAACGGCACCGCGATCTATACTGGCGACCCAGTTGGCTTCGTTAGCGCCGTTAACGGTTACATCCAGCAAGCTGCTGCTGGCACCACCCCTGTTGCTGGCATTTTTGTCGGCTGCAAGTACACTTCTGTTTCGCAGAAGCGCACGATCTGGTCCAACTATTGGCCGGGTTCGGATGCTTCGGGCGACGTAGAAGCCTACGTTATTGATGATCCGAATGCTCGCTTTATCGTCCAGACCAGCACGACTGCATTCCCAATGACCGGGACTGTAAGCGCGATGGGTTCGGGCGTTATTGGTCAGCTTGCTCAGTTCACCATTGGTACGGGCAACGCCAACACCGGTCGTTCGGGTGCATACCTGTCGGCTGTTGGTAGCACGGCAACCTATCCATTCCAAATCATTGACTATCAAATCTCCGCTGGTAACGGCGGCGACCCAACCACGCAATATTGCAACGTGATCGTTGGCTTCAACAACGAAATTCTGCGTAGCAATGGCGCGGTAACTGGCATTAGCTGAGGAGTAAGGTAAATGTCTGTCAATCTTAGTCAGATTAAAGACCTTCTCCTTCCCGGACTTCGGGGCGTAGAAGGCAAGTACGAGATGATCTCATCTCAGTACGATAAAATCTTCACGAAGCATGATTCGAAAATGGCTCTCGAACGTACCGCTGAAATGCGTTACCTCGGCCTTGCGCAGTTGAAGACCGAAGGTGGTCAGACTGCATTTGATTCGAATGCTGGTGAGCGTTTTGTCTACAATCAGGAACACACCGAAATTGCTCTTGGGTACGCGATTACCCGTAAGGCAATTGACGACAACCTGTACAAGACCCAGTTCATGCCATCGAACCTTGGCCTCGTGGAATCTTTCCAGCAGACCAAAGAAATCTATGGCGCGAACATTCTCAACACGGCAACGACCTACAACTCGGCAGTTGGCGGTGACGGCGTAGCACTTTGCTCGACGGCGCATCCTATTGACGGTTCAACGGTTGCTAACACCCCTACCACTCAGCTTGACCTCAACGAAGCCTCGTTGCTTAACAGCATGATTGCTGTTCGTACGAACTTCCGCGATCAGGCCGCGTTGAAGGTGTTTGCCCGTGCGCGTAAACTCATCGTTCCTGCACAGCTTGAGCCGGTTGCCGTTCGTCTTACGAAGACTGAATTGCGTCCGGGTACAGCAGATAACGATGTTAATGCTATCATGATGACGGCTGGTGGGCTTAGCGAAGGCTATATGGTCAACGACTTCTTGACTTCTTCGTATGCTTGGTTCCTCCTGACCAACATTGATGGTTTGGCGTACATGGAGCGTGTTAAGTTCGAAACCGACATGCAAGTCGATTTTGTTACTGATAACTTGCTCGTAAAGGGTTATGAACGCTACTCTTTTGGCTATTATAACTGGCGCTCAATTTACGGTTCGTTCCCAACCTCGTAAGGAGAGTGAACTATGGCTAACACTTCTTTCTCCGGTCCGGTGATTGTGTTTGGGCAAAACCCATCACAGCCAGCCGACTATAACCCAGATATTGGTGGATCGTCCCTGTTTTATGCAGGGACGGCCATTCTTGATCCCCGCCCCGCCTACACCTTTTTTCCGGGTGAAGGTCAGTCAGCCTTAGACTTTGGTTGGTTGGGCGTGGATAACGTTACTACACTAAGCGCAGTTCCTTATACTTCTGCGGCGGCAGCTATTGTCGCTTCGGCCAACCCGACAAGCTCTACGTTGGCATTGGTCACGGCTAATAGCGCGACAACTGGCGTCTACTATTCAACGAACTTTGTTCGTGCGGATACTGGCGTTGTTGATACCGTTCTTGCCCTTGATGCCTATGCTTCGGTAACGGCTTCATTTGCAAACGGTGTGATGACTGTAACTGCTAACAGTGGATTGCCAATTGGCCCCGGCATGGTTGTTCTTTCAACCGCTGGTACAATTTCGCAGGGTACTGTTTCTGGTTTGCAGGTCATTTCGCAGCTTACGACTACCGGAACGGCTTCTACGGTTGGCCAAGGACAGACTGGTACGTATCTGACGAACGGCAATCTGACGGCAACTTCTGGTACGGTCACTTTGGCCTATCAGACGCCTTCCCAGTGCGCTGTTCCAAATAATGCCCAAACGCCAAGTCAGGCAAATTGGAGTCCAATGGCTCTTATTGGTCGTGTTGTCAGCGTTACGGCAGCTTCGGGTGCAACCTATGCGACCGCAACGGTTAACGGCTACGATATCTACGGGTATCCAATGTCGGAAGCCATTACGATTTCGGCGGGTGCAGCGGTTAGCGGCAAAAAGGCGTTTAAGTACATTAAGTCGGTGGTGCTTTCGGGCGGCACGGCTGATACTACCCACGCCTATTCTGTCGGTACGACTAGCGTTATTGGTTTGCCAATCCGTGCTGATGCTTCTGCTGAACTTTTGGTAAACGCAGCAGCTTCCCAGACGGCGGTAACATCCAATACGACGTTTGCAGCCAACGGGTTCCTCCCCGCTGACCGTACAACGCCGTCCGCCACTACGGGTGACGTTCGTGGGACTCTTGATCTTGCTAACTCGTCCGGTATTAACTTGGCTCCATCTACTGGCACCAATAAATACGTCGTTCGGCAGTCGCCACAGGCTTACAACATTCCAAATGCTACTGGTTTGTTCGGTCTGACCCAGTACTACAACTTCTAAGGAACTAGGCCATGAAGGCACATAAGGGTAAGTCTGATCAGGACGGTACGCACGGCGAAAAGTATGCTGATGCTGCCGTTAAGGATGCATACGCTGGCGGAAATTCGCCAACGGAGCATGAAGCTGAAGAGCGTAAGCATGGCGGTCGTGCCAAGCGCAAACATGGTGGCCACGTTGCCCACCACAATGCGAAGCACAAAGAGCATCACCATGAACATCCAAAGGCTGAGCATCGCGCAAAGCGTAAGCGCGGTGGTCATGTCCATCACGAAGAGCATCATGTTCACGGCGAGCATGCTAAGCATCGTGCGGATCGTAAGGCCCGTAAGTCTGGCGGCGAAGTAGGCGCGAACATGCACCCACTTTCGACGGCAGCTAAGGGGATGGAGCCTAAGGCTCACAAGTCCTACGAGCCTGAACACGATTGATACAGTTGAGGGGGTGTAAAAAGCCCCCTCACTTCTTCATAGGTGACAAATGACGGCTGCTTGGACACGTTCTGAAGGTAAGTCCCCATCTGGTGGCTTGAATGCCAAAGGTCGCGCTTCTGCTCGTGCAGAGGGGCATGACCTAAAGGCTCCTACGAAAGACAAAGACAATCCAAGGCATGAAAACTTTTGTTCGCGCATGACTGGTATGAAGCGCAAAATGACGGGTTCAGCGAAAGCTGCTGATCCAGATAGCCGCATCAACAAGTCGCTTCAAAAGTGGGGATGTTAATGTCCGATAAAGCATTTTGGGAAACTAAATTGCCCAAGGGACATCACACGAAACACTTGTCGCACAAGCAAGAGCAAAGTGCTAAAGCTAGTGCAAGGGCTGCCGGTAGGCCATACCCTAATGCTGTTGATAATATTGCTGCTGCGCGTAAGAAGGGTAAGTAATTATGACTACGTTTTCACAACCGGGCGTTGTTTGGGATTCCATCACGAAGAATGGAAAACATGAATTATTTGAGCTTCAAACGGCTCGTAATCAGATCACCAACCACTCTGTTGTCAATATTTTTGGTTATCAAACTTCTGTTACAACCACTAGTATCCCAGTTTGGGAAAATGCTTCAACGTATACATACCCAACGTCAGCATTGACGATGACGTATGCAAGTACGCAACCAGAAACCCTAACCATGACGGTCACGGGTCTGGATATAAACTATGCTATTGTGACGGATACTGTGACATTTTCCGCCGGGACTTCTGGTACGGCGACCAACGGGACTGCATTTTTCCGCATTAACAGCATGATTGTTACCAGCGTTGCCTCACTTGGTGGAACAAACGTTGGCCAGATCACAGCGAAAAATGGCGGTACTACTTATGCCCAGATCAATGCTGGCGTCGGTAAAACGCAGATGGCAATCTACACGGTTCCGGCTGGTTATTCATTTTACCTTAACCGCATTGATGTGTTCGCATCAAATCCATACACGTCTGCCAACAATTTGACGTTCATTAATTGGCAGCAGTCTGGTCTAACAAACGTAGCCTATAGCATTGCTCAGTCACCATTTACGAGCATTTTGGATATTCATCGCCAATACCCGTTAATGTATACCGAAAAAACTGATATTCAGTTTCGTGTGAATACAAGTACGGGGACATATGCAGTTGGCGCTTTTGGTGAAGGTGTCTTGATCGCCCTCACTAGCACAAACTTTTAATAAGGGTTTATTATGTCGAACGTTGCGATATCAGCATTAACCCAAGTATCTGCCGTATCGTCTACGGACATCTATCCAACTGTTCAGGGCAACGTTACATACAAAGTAACTGCGGCTCAGTTGGCTACATATATGCTTGGTGGCACGGGCGGTGTTGCAACTACTGTTGTAGGCACTGGCGCAGCTAATGCTACGCTTGGTAGCAATGGCGCATGGAACCTTATCCTTACAACCAACACTGCTGGTTCCAACCAAGGCACCATTACGATCAACAATGGCGCTAACGGAAATATCGCCATTGCTCCGAATGGCACGGGTGCGACTACGGTTGCTTCGGCTCTTTCTGCTACGGGTTCTATCTTATCGTCAAATGGTAGCGGAACCCTTGGCACAAGCGGCATCGGTTATGCTACCGGGGCGGGTGGTACTGTTACTCAGATAACAAGCCGCACTACTGGCGTAACTTTAAACAAGCCTGTGGGCCAGATTCAAATGTTTAGTGCGGCTGGTTCGGCAACTGCACAGTCTTTTGTAGTTACCAATAGCGCAGTAGCCGCCACGGACATTATTCACATTAATCAGGTTAGCGGAACAAACCTTTATGTGTTACTAATAACAGCGGTAGCGGCGGGTAGCTTTACTGTTACGTTCTATACGACGGGCGGTACGGCAACTGATGCTCCCCTGCTTAACTTTGCTGTTATTAAAGGCGTCATAGCCTAATAGGTGATAAATGACCACTAGCGGAACGTACAACTTCAATCCATCCTTGGGTGAGTTGACGCTCTTTGCCTTTAACTTGGCAGGGGTGCGCAATACCGCTATTGCTCAGGAACACATGGAATCGGCCCGTATGGCCACAAACCTTATGTTATCCCGTTGGGCTAACATGGGTGTCAATCTGTGGGAAGTTAAGCTTGCCACGATTCCATTGACTACCGGCGTATCTACCTATGCTGCCGCACCAATGGATAACGTCACGGCGGCGTCTGGAGATGGCACCACAGCCACTCTCACGTATAGCAGCAGCAATAGCTACCCAGCGGGTTCTTTAATCACCGTGGCAGGTATGACGCCCACGGGTTATAATGGCACGTTCACGGTCACGGCATCTACTTCGACAACGGTATCATATGCCAATACGACCACGGGCAGCATGACTGTTGCGGGAACCATTACGGGCAACTCAAATACCACCGTTATGGTCCTTGACGCATACGTAACAACCGTTAGCGGTGGCTCTAACATTGACCGCATTATTTTGCCGGTTAGCCGCACCGAATACGCAAGTTACCCCAATAAAACTCAGCAGGGCTTCCCTACAATTTATTGGTTTGACCGCTTAATTAGCCCAACTGTTACTGTTTGGCCTGTACCCAATACTACAACTGGCCCATCTACATTGTCATTTTACTATGTAACGCAAGTACAAGATTCAAACTTTACTGGCGGACAAACTGTTGATGTACCGTATCGTTGGCTGGATGCATTCGCCAATGGGCTTGCTTATAGACTTGCTCGAATTTGGAACCCGCCTCTTGTTCAGATGTTGAAGCCGGAAGCGGATGAAGCATATGCAATCGCGGCTCAGCAAGACACTGAGTGGACTTCCATGTACGTCAGCCCTCAGGTCTCCGGCTACTGGAGAAACTAAGTGGATGAATTTTACGTTTACGAACATTGGCGTCCTGATAAAAATACCTGTTTCTATGTAGGAAAAGGTAAAAACAAACGCGCGTGGGATTTAAAAAACCGCAAAAACTCTCACTTTTCATCTGTAGTTTCAAAATTAACTGCATTGGGTTTTGCTGTTGATGTACGACTAATTGCCGTTAATTTATCTGAAAAAGATGCATTGGCGTTGGAAATAGAACGCATTGCATTTTATGGCATGGAAAATTTAACTAACATGACGCGCGGGGGAGATGGGCTGGTAAATCCATCTGAGGAAGTTAGACAAAAGATTTCTGCCGCCCATAAAAAACGGTTTGAAAACCCTGAAGAAAGGGCCAAAATAGGATTAATAAATAAAGGCAAAAAAGCTTCAGAAGAAACTAAAGCCAAAATATCTCGTGCTATGAAAATACGTCGCCATAGCGAGGAAACAAAAAAAATAATGAAAGAATCCGCCAAAAAGCGTGGCATTTCTTATGAAACACGGTTAAAAATTAATGCTGCTAGGACTGGCATGAAACGCCCACCTATTACGGAAGAAGCACGGCAAAACATGCGCAAGGCAGCTAAACTACGCGAAGAAAAGAAACGACTCCAACGGCAGGAGGCGTAAATGGGTTACGCTTCCAAAGTCGGTCGTGCAAGAGTATCATCTAAAAGCCCGCAAGCTTTAGCGATCTGTGATCGTTGCGGCTTCACCTATAACCATGTCGATCTTGCTTGGCAGTTCGACTGGGGTGGCGCGTCTTTGATTAACAAGCGCATTCTTGTGTGCCGTCCATGCAATGATATTCCACAGAATCAGCTTCGCGCTATCGTTCTTCCTGCTGATCCGGTTCCTATTATGAATCCGCGCACGGAGAACTTTGCCGATGCGGAAACGACCAATGTAACCATATCCGCGCCAACGGTTTATGATCCAATTACTGGTCTGCCTATTCCTCCAACGACAAATATTGTCACGGAAACAAATACGAATGTAACGACGCAAGTTATTGGCCGCCCAACTGGGCTTACTCAAAATGCCATCATGCCTTTATTTGAAGGCGTGTCTTATGGCGTTACATTAAATCCGTTATCGGTTTCGTCCCAGTCCGGAACAAGCACTATTACTGTAACCTTTAGTTCTGCGCATGGATTGTCAACAAACGCACAAATAGCCGTGCAAGGTTTGTCCAATAATGCTGCCGATGGTATTTATAGTGTTACAGTAACGAATCCAATGATCTTCACCTATCAAGTAAATAGTGCTATACCAGTAAGCAGCTTATTGCAGGGTACGACTTTAATGGTCACGGCTCTTGTAGGCTTGCCGTATGATTATGCGCAAATACCACTTACTGGGGCTTAGAAATGGCGAATACCACTATTACCAACTTAACCCCTGTAGTTACGCTAAGTGGTAATGCGGAGCTTATGATTGTTCAGTCTGGCACATCGTATAGTGCCACGGCTCAGCAGATTGCCAATCTAAATGCAGCGGCAGGTACGGTAACATCGATTACTGCTGTTTCCCCTCTTTACGGTGGGACGATTACTGCTGCCGGATCAATCGGTCTTACCCAAAACAGCATCGACAACACCTATCTTTCCACTATGGCTGCTAATAGCCTTAAGGGGAACAATACGGGTAGCGTTGCGGCTGTTCAAGACTTAACCGTTGCCCAAACAATGACCATGTTGGGTGCCGCCCCTTTAAACTCCCCTGTTTTTACGGGAACGCCACAAGCGCCAACTCCTTCGCTGTCCGATAACAGCACTCAGCTTGCAACTACCGCGTTTGTGAAAAGCCAAGGGTACGGTTCCGGCATCACGTCCATCACGGCTGGTACGGGTCTTTCTGGCGGGACCATTACAACTTCCGGCACGATTGCTATTGGGAATACTGGTGTTACTTCTGGAAATTATGGCTCCGCAACAACGGTTCCTGTCATTTCCGTTAATGCTCAAGGCCAAATTACATCCGCTTCAAGCGTTGCAATAGCCATCACTCCCAGCCAAATTTCCGGCCTTGGGACTATGGCAACTCAAAATGCTAATGCGGTTGCGATTACTGGCGGCACTATTAATCAGACTATCGTCGGTGGCACAACCCCTGCTGCTGCCACGTTTACTGCATTAACTGCTACAGGAACGACCAATCTTAGCGCCATTGCTACGGGTAATTGGCAAGCTACCCCAATAGCTGTCAACTATGGCGGAACAGGCGCGACATCCGCGATTGATGCTCGCACAAATTTGGCAGCAGCAAAGTCGGGCAATAACAGCGATATTAATAGCCTTTCGGGGTTGACCACACCATTGTCCGAAATTCAAGGTGGCACGGGCTACAACTCTTACACCACGGGTGACATTCTATATGCCTCGTCATCCACTACTTTGGCTCGTTTAAGCGATGTTGCTACCGGAAACGCCCTTATTTCGGGTGGTGTTGGCGTTGCTCCCACATGGGGTAAAATTGGTCTTACAACCCACGTTAGCGGAACTTTGCCGGTTGCAAATGGCGGCACCGGCGCAATAACTTTGACCGGCTATCTAGTTGGCAATGGGACAGGTGCGTTTACCGCTGTTTCAACAATCCCTAATGCCGGATTAACCAATTCATCCATTACAATCGGTTCAACATCAATTTCTCTTGGTAGCTCAACAAGCACCTTAGCGGGATTGACCTCCGTTACAGTAACGCAAGACCCTACATCTGCTTTGCAGCTTTCAACCAAGCAGTATGTAGATAACACAGTTTCAACGGTTTCTAATACTACATATCATACTGCTGCTGGTTATGCGACGACCGCCGATCTTGGCACGGTAACGTATAACAACGGCACTGGTGGTGTCGGCGCTACGTTGACAAACGCCGGTACTCAGGCTGCCTTGACCATTGACGGCTATACTTTTACCAGCACCGACGTTTCGAATGCTACTCGTGTTTTGGTTAAAAACGAAACCTCTGCTGCCTACAATGGTATTTACGTTGTAACAAATCAGGGTTCGGGTTCAACGAACTGGGTGCTTACCCGTTCAACGGACTTCAATGCTACGGGTTCTGGCCCCAACTACATTGAAACAGGCGCTGCTGCATACGTCAGTAATGGTTCAACAAACGGCGCAACTTCTTGGACAATGACGACCACGGGAACCATTACGGTTGGTTCTACGGCATTAATTTGGTCGCAGATTTCATCTTCTGGCAATATTCAGGTTTCTTCTCCTATTACCAAAACGGGTAATACGATTGGCCTTGGAACAGTTGGCGTCGCAAACGGTGGAACTGGTTTAGCGACATTGACGGCTTATGGCCTTTTGTATGCCGCCAGTACATCTTCTGTTGGACAAATTTCGCCCTCCACAACGGGGTACGCCCTTCTTTCAACCGGCGCATCGTCTGCTCCGGCGTTTGGTCAAGTTTCTTTGACTGCTGGCGTCACTGGTGCGCTTCCAGTAGCCAATGGCGGCACTGGTACAGCAACTGCGTTTACCATCGGTTCAATGGTATTTGCCGGGGCTTCTGGTGTGTACACTCAAAATAACAGTAAGCTGTTTTGGGATAATACGAACTTCCGCCTTGGTTTAAACACCGCTTCGCCAAATTCTACTTTGACGGTGGTATCCAACAGCCAATCGACTACGCCACCATCAAATTCAACCCTTCCAGCGGGTACGGATTTGTACATTATGGGTGCAAACTCGTCGAATACCCGCGTTACCCAAGACGCTTACGGTACGGGTTCGTATGGTGTTTATACCGCACGTTCTGCGCGTGGTACGGCGGCTGTCCCTACCGCGTCGCAAGCTGGCGATACCTTATCGCAGTTTACTGGCCGTGGTTATGGCGCGACTGGCTTCGCGACGGTTTCAAACGGTTACTTTTCTATCTCCGCCGCTGAAAACTTTACCGATACAGCGCAGGGCGCTTATGCATCGGTATTCACCTCGGCAACGGGCAATAACTCACCGACAGAAGCCTTCCGGTTTGGCCCAGCGGGTCAATTGGGTATTGGCGGCGCTACTTATGGTACGTCAGGTCAGTTCTTCCTTTCTGGTGGCGCATCTGCTGCTCCGACATGGACTACCGTAACGCTTGCTACCCTTGGCGGCGTTGTTCCTGTGGCTTCTGGCGGCACAAACCTTACTTCGTATACGACCGGCGATATCCTTTACGCATCTGCTTCTACAACGATTGCATCGCTTGCAGACGTTGCTACGGGGTCTGTGTTGGTATCGGGTGGCGTTGGTGTAGCACCATCGTATTCGTCCTCCCCTACGCTTACGACATCGCTAACAACACCATTGCACATTGGCGGCACGACTGCATCTTCTACGCTGACTTTGGAATCCACGTCTGGCGTGGGTACATCAGATAGCATCATCTTCAAGACTGGTAGCCAATCAACGGCTATGACGATTAGCACGGCGCAAAACGTCGTGATCGGCGCTGCCACGCCAGCGGCTGGACAAACCTTGCATCTTTCCAAAAACATGACGGGGGCCGTAACTACATATGGTATTTTAAATAACGGAACTATCCAATCTGACTCAAACAGTTCTGTTTATGGAAATCTTACCCAATTACCTACGCAAGCGACATCATTTACCCTCACCAATTTGATTAGCTATGCTGCGGCGTTAGGTACGGTTGGTATTGGTTCTCAAATCACTAACTTATATGGTTACCAAGCCACGCCAACTTTGATTGGCGCTACTAATAATTACGCATTTTATTCCAATATTCCGTCCGTAACGACTGGAACAATCAATAACGTATCCGCTGACGGGACAACTGCAACTATCACGACATCTGCCGCACATGGATATGGCACAGGTCAATCTGTCATTGTTGCGGCAGTAACAAACACATCCTTAAATGGAACGTTTACCATTACGTCTGTTCCATCGACAACCACATTCACATATCTTGTGGCTGCAACCGTTTCGTCTCAGGCCGATACGGGCAGCACTTATGTCAATACGGGGCGGTATAATTTTTACGCCGCTGGAACTGCTCCAAATTTATTTGCTGGTAACCTTACGGTTAATAATTCGGCAAATACTGGTGGCGCTGCGCTTACAGGAACTTCACCAATTTCGTTAAGGGCTGCGGCTTCAACATATACAGATATTGTATCTGCAACTGGAACACAGGCTCTTGCTGCAAATGTTATTTTTGGTGGCCCAGTAATTGCTGCGAGAAATACAGGCGTTGTATTTACTACAGCGGCAAATCTTTATATCAATGCGGCTCCAGTTCCCGGCACAAATGTCACCTTCACCAACGCATATGCTTTGTATGTGTCGTCTGGAGCGTCTTATTTTGGCGGAACATTAACGGCGGCATCTACCGTTACAATGTCACCCGCCAACGCATCTGTAACCATTTCTCCAACAGGAACTGGAACGGTTACGATCAATCCAGCAACTGCTGGCACGATCAATAATATGTCAATTGGCGCAACAACGGCTTCTACGGGTGCTTTCACAACTCTTTCCGCATCTAGCACGGTATCTGGTACGGGTTTCAGCACCTATCTTGCCTCACCTCCTGCTATCGGCGGCACAACTGCGGCTGCGGGTTCATTTACTACATTATCGGCATCCAGTACCGTATCAGGAGCTGGATTTAGCACATACTTAGCTTCTCCTCCTGCAATCGGCGGGACTACTGCTGCGGCTGGTACATTTACGGCGGTCGTAGCTAACGAATCAATTGCAGGGTCGTTAAGTCAAGGAGCCTTTGCTTACGGTACACTGCCATACAGTGACGTTGATATTTTTGCATCCTACCAAGCAAACGTAAATTCTTACTCCCAGATAATTTTGCATAACACCAGCAGCGGCACAGCGGCTTCGACGGACTTTATTGTTGGGAATAACAACACAACGTCTACAACCTATTACGGCGATTTCGGCATGAACTCGTCGGGATTTTCGGGAACAGGTTCGCTCAACGCTGCCAACGCGGTATTTTTGTCGGCCACAAGCGGCGATCTTGTTATCGGTACGACCACCTCAAATGCCATTCATTTTGTGGTTAATAATGGCGCAACAGATGCAATGTCGATTTCGACCGCTGGTGTAGTAACGCTTGGAACGGCTTTGGCAGTGGGATCGGGCGGTTCTGGTGCAACCACTCTTACCGGCGTTCTTAAAGGTAATGGAACCAGTGCTTTCACGGCGGCTACGGCTGGCACTGACTATGTTTCCCCCGGCACTGCTACGACATTTACGGCTACCCAGACGTTTAACGGGTCATCCTCTGTTTTGGCGGCAGTCCTAACCAATGCTGCTGAAACAACCACGGTATCTGCTACGGCAGCAACGGGTACGATCAACTTCTACACGTCCTCGCAGTCAGTGCTGTATTATACCACGTCGGCATCAGCTAACTGGACGTTAAACGTTGCTCATTCAGCGGGTACATCGCTGAATACAGCGTTGTCTACCGGCCAGACGATTACCATTGCATTCATGGTTACGAACGGTGCTACGGCCTACTATCAATCATCCTTTACGATTGATGGCACGGCGGTCACGCCTAAGTGGCAGGGCGGTACGGCTCCATCAGCAGGTGATGCCAGCGCGGTGGATATTTACACTTATACAATCGTGAAGACAGGCAGTGCTGCGTATACTGTGTTTGCATCCGTAACCAAGTTCGCCTGAGGTTGATATGCCAACAATTATCACCCGTGGGACAATGGACGCCAAGGCTTACGGCTTTGGCACGACTACGGCTAACCCAAACACTTACACAATTAATAACTCGCTGCGGTTTCGCAAGTCGGCAACTGCCTACTTAAACCGCACATTCGGTACACCTACATCCTCCACCATTTACACATGGTCTGGGTGGGTCAAGCGTGGAATTTTTAACGCGGTTCAAACTTTGTTTGCTACTGGGACAAATACTAACTTTGAATTTAGCACCAATGATCAGCTTATTGTAACCCTATCAGGGGCTGCTTTAACAACTACGCCTGTATTCCGTGATTTTTCATCATGGTATCACGTTATGTATGTTCAAAATGGTAGTTCGCAAACTATCTATGTAAATGGAATTTCGGCTGTTACAGGGTCTAATCCTAACACCACATTTAATACTGCCGCCGCACATCAAATTGGGCAAGGAAATTCAACCAACTATTTTGATGGGGAATTGGCGGAAGTTAACTTCATTGATGGTCAAGCATTAACGCCTTCTAGTTTTGGCGCTTATGACACAAATGGCATTTGGCAGCCTGTACAATACACGGGTTCATATGGAAACAATGGGTTTTACCTTAATTTTGGCAATACGACCAGCACGACCACGCTTGGATACGATACTTCCGGTAATAGCAATAACTGGACAACGAATAACATTAGTTTAACGGCTGGTGTGACCTATGACGCTCTGATTGATACCCCAAGCGTGGTTAGTGCAACGGTTTCTAATTATTGCACATTGAATCCCCTCACTTATGGATCAGTCGCGCCAATAGACGGGAATTTAACGCTTGCACAATCAACCACCACTCAAACAGGCGTTTTAGGAACTGTTCAAATTCCTACGACCGGTAAGTTTTATTGGGAAGCAACGGTATCTACTACTACAGCAGCTAACAATGCAGTTTCATGGGGCGTTGCCACTTCCGTAGCCAGCCTAACCTCGTCTCCTCAAACAACAACTGGTACGTATGCGGCATATGTTAATGCTACTAAATTACTTGTAACAAATGGGTCCGGCGGTGCGACGGGGACGGTCGCTATCGCGGCGGGTTCAATCATCCAAGTAGCATATGATGCAAGCTCTGGAAAATTGTGGCTAGGTCTTAACAATACATGGTATAATCCAACATTCGGAGGAACGGGCAATCCATCGACAGGGGCAAACCCGACCCTTACTGTTGCATCATCTCTTGGTCTTTTCCCCTATTTCACCTGTTTCCAAGAAACAATCAAAGCTACATTTGGTCAGCAACCGTTTACCTATACCCCACCAACGGGCTTTGTGGCATTAAATACCTACAACTTGCCAACGCCGACTATCACCAATGGTGCGAACTATATTGCGGCATCGCTTTATACCGGAAATGGCTCCACGCTTTCCATCAACAACAACAGCAACAATAACAGCGGCATTTCGTTTCAGCCTGATCTTGTTTGGATCAAGTCTCGTTCTGCTGCCACCAGCAACACCATTTTTAACGCCATCAGCGGTGCGACAAACTACGTTTCAAGTAATGCTGTCACGGCTCAAACGACCGATGCTACCAGTTTGACCAGCTTTAACGCCAATGGTTTTTCACTGGGTTCTTTGGCGCAGGTAAACGCCAGCGCTGCTACATTCGTATCTTGGCAATGGCTTGCGGGAAACGGAACTGCATCCAATACGTCTGGAAGCATAACTTCTACGGTTTCGGCCAACACAACAGCAGGTTTCAGCATTGTAAACTATACCGGAACCGGCACTAACGCGACTGTTGGGCATGGTTTAGGCGCAGCTCCAAACTTTATCATAGTCAAATCGTATAGTAACGGTAACGGCTGGTGGGTTTATTCGTCCGCAGTGGGCAATGGCAGCTACCTTGTGCTGAATACGTCGGCTATACCCACAGCTTCTGCAACAGCGTGGAACAATACCACGCCTACATCGTCAGTTTTCTCAATTGGTACGGGAGCGCCCGTCAATAGCAGCAGTTCCAATCTGATTGCGCTTTGTTGGACTGCTATTCCCGGTTACTCCGCTTTTGGCAGCTACACGGGTAACGCATCGGCAAACGGGCCGTTCACCTATCTTGGCTTCAAACCGCGCTATTTGCTCATTAAACGTACCGATGCCACGGGTGATTGGTACATTATTGATAGTTCCCGCAGTCCAGTGGACGTTGTTGCGGCGTCGTTATTCACCGATACTACAGGCGCTGAATCTTCTTCAACCGTATTGGATATATTGTCCAATGGCTTCAAGTGCCGCAGTTCAACGGTCGTCAATGCTTCGGCAGGAACTTATATCTACGCGGCCTTTGCCGAAAACCCATTCACCATTACGAGGGCTGTATAATGTTTGTTCACGGAAACCAAAGGCTCATTCTTGACCTGCCATTCACGATCAATGGCGAGAATTACCCATCAAACTTCCTGCGCACCGCTACGCCAGAGCAATTGGCTGCTGCTGGCATCGTGGAGGTTATTGAACAGCCCCGCCCTGACGACCGGTTCTATTGGATCACAGAGAACCTTGATGGAACATTCACCACGGTTGATAAAGATTTGGCTCCAACCAAGGCTTATTTCCTTAGCCAAATTGACCAGACTGCATACGCTATGTTGGCTCCGACAGATTACATGGATTTCCGCCATTTGGCAGACACTGGATATACCGCTCCTGCTGATTGGGTTGCATACCGTGCGGCAGTCCGTGCCTACATTGTAACAGTTAAAGCTGAAATTAATGCCGCAACTGATATACCATCTTTAATAACGGCTGTTTCTGCTATAGAATGGCCAGTGTCGCCAAATGCGGCGTAATTCGCTTAATGCAACCGGAGAGAAAAATGTCGATCTTGATTAACCTTGAGCATACTGTTGAAGAAGTAAATTCAATTCTTGCTGCTCTTGCCGAACGCCCATTTAAAGAAGTCGCCGATTTGATCGCTAAAATTCAGGCAAAAGGCCGAGAAGCTCTCGCCTCTGCTCAGGTTAGCGAACCTACTGTAGCTGCTCCCGTTGAATCTGATGCACCCGCTTCAGACCAACAGCCAACTTCGTAATCATTGACCAACAGCGGGGCTGACAAGATGACAAACGGTGAAGAGACGAAACTTGTCATTGATGTCGGCCTCGCTACTGGCGTTATCACGATGCCTTTATGGGTAGTAGAAGCTAGTTTTTGGATACAATTACTTGCTGGGTTACTAGGTTTAATTTTAATGATTATGCGGCTTATTTCCGCTTTTAGGGACTGGAACACCAAGAGGCCAAAATAGATGTTTAAAGCATTTAAGCACCTTTTTACTGGCGTAGATAATGAGACGTGGGATATTGGCCGTATTCTTTGGGCAAAAATGTCCATCGTTTATTGCGCCGTTAGTGCATATCATGCCATCGCGCATGGGGTATTTGACTCTCAAAACTGGGCTATTGGCGCATCGGCTATCTTGGCAGGTGGGGGCGGCGGTCTTGCCCTAAAATCTAAAACGGAGCCGGGCAATGCTAATGTTTCTGCTTAATCCTTGGATACGTAATGCCATCATTGGGTTAGGCGTCGCTTTTGCATGCGTTCTTGGTTATGCCTATTGGGCTGGTCGGGAAAAAGCAATTGGCGCAGCCACCGAGAAGGCTAGAGAAGAGGCCATTGCCATTCAGCATGAACAGAAGGTTGATGCAGCCGCCGCCGCTGTAGATCAAATCGTATCTCAAGACCAATCTCCCCAAGATACGCTTAACAAGCAATGGAGCCAACCATGAAACGTTTGTTGCTGCTTATTGCATTACCTTTAAGTGCTTGTGCTACGCCGGAAACTAAGATCGTAGATACGTCATGCAATTGGGTAAAGCCAATCTATGTTCGCAAAGCTGACAAGCTTTCAAGCCCGACGGCGACCGAAATTTTAGCGCATGACGATAAGTGGAAGCAGTTTTGTGGTGGTAATAAATGAGTTCTGGCAATTGGGAACAGTGTTTTTCGTTAGTCATCAAAAACGAAGGTGGGTATGTAAATAATCCCAAAGACCCCGGTGGACCGACCAACTTAGGATGCACCAAAACGACATGGGAAGAATTTGTTAGACACGAGGTGTCTATCGACGACATTAAGGCTTTGACGCCGAACAACGTCATGCCACTTTATAAAGCAAAGTATTGGGACAAGATTAGCGGTGACTTATTACCTAGTGGCGTTGATTATGCCGTGTTTGATTTTGCTATTAACTCTGGCGTAAATCGTGCGGCAAAGACCCTTCAATCCGTTCTTGATGTTGATCAGGACGGAGTAATTGGCCCTGCCAGTTTAGATGCTCTTGAGGCGGAGAACCCGCGTGATGTAGCTACACTCGTTTGCGAAAAAAGATTAGCTTTCTTGCAGAGTTTACCTACATGGAGTACATTCGGTTCTGGTTGGGGGCGTCGGGTTGCTGAAGTAGAGCAGACCGCCTTTAACATGGTGGAATAGGATTGCCGTAGATGACCGTAGCAACCACAGCATTGTCGTACAATGGATATGTCACCCAAGTTGCGACCTTGGCTGTGCTTCAGAATACGCTCGTCACCACAGGTACTTCGCCTAATAGTCTTGTAACTTCAACTGACCCGAATTTTCAAGCTATCATTCCACAGATGCTTAATTATGCTGAACTTAGACTTCAGCGTGATTTGGATTTTTTGGCTACTCAGAATGATAGCACCGCATACTCATTAACAGCGGGAACCAATCAGGTTTCTATTCCGACCAGTGCTTTTGTCGTAATCCAAACAATTTCTGTTACGGATAATTCGGGCAACACAACGCCATTGACCCCGACCACGCGCGAATTTTTAAGAAACGTTTACGGTTCGGCTGCATCGGCGGGGTTACCTCAGTACTTTGCTATGTACGGCGGCGATGTGGCAACAGGTGGTCAGACAAGCCAGAACATCATTGTTGGCCCTTACCCTGATTCTAACTACAACTTAAGGATTAGTGGGACCACACGTCAGCCTACGCTGAACAATTATGCTGTTGTTGGGCAAGCGGACACCACTTACACCTTTATCAGCCAAAACCTTCCTGATTTGCTGGTAATGGCAAGCATGATTTACATCAGTGCTTATCAGCGCAATTTTGGCCGTATTAATGATGATCCGGCCATGGCTCAGACGTATGAGAGCCAATATCAGGCTCTTCTCAAGGGCGCTACTGTGGAAGAATCGCGCAAGAAATTTCAATCTTCTGGTTGGACTTCGTATTCGCCTTCGCCTGTCGCTTCACCGACGCGGGGGTAAGATATGCCCCATAATAGCATCAAGCTCGTTCCGGGCGTCAATACAACAAAAACGTTGGCACTGAACGAAACCGGACTTTCAGCCTCTAATCTTATTCGTTTTTTGCCGGATAGGGCATTCCAACTTGGCCAGACCGGACCAAGTGGCATGTCTCTTGTCCAGAAGATTGGTGGATGGGTCACATGGGTAGCCGCATCTATTGGCTCAATTGTTCGGAACCTTCATGCTTGGGAAGATTTAAACTCCAACCAATGGTTATCGGCTGGTGCTACTGCTGGTTTATACGCGATTGAATATGGCGTATCTAATGCTTTAACAACTGAGGCTGGTGACACGATTGTAACCGAATCATCAACCCCTACCTACCCAAGTTATGGGCTGCAAGATAATGCGGCTTCTGTGGTGAACAATATCACACCACAAACGGTTACGACTAATTCGGTTCCAAACTATACCATTCAAAGCGGTATTTTGCTTACAGAAGCAGGTACGCCTAGTTATCCAAGCTATGGTTTGATCACCGAATCCGGTACTCCAAATTATGCGGGATATAACTTCCAAGTTTCCGCCCCTAGCCAAACTGTAACCGTAGTTGATCCCGGCTCTAATACTCGTGTTGGCGATTCTGTTTATGTCGAAACACAAGTTTCTGTTGGTGGTGGAACTATTTTTGGGCTTTATCCAATTAATACCGTTATTGATTCTAATACTTATCAAATAACTGTATCTTATTATCCTACATCTGAAACAACAAATGGTGGTAATTTACCTGTTTTTTCTTCTGCTCAAAATTCAGGTACTATTAACGTGTATTATCCAAATCATGGATATGTTACGGGAGAAACCGTTACTTATATCGTGCCAACTGTTGTTGGTGGACTTACAATTCAAGGCACATATACCGTTACCAATATATACAATGGTGGCGTTTTGGACGTTAATAACTATACCATTACACTCCCATTTCAAGCCAGTTCTACTCAAACTGCCACAATGAATTTTGGCAATGTTGAGAACTTGTATTATTATGACCTTGGCCCAGCAGGTGTAACTTCTGGTTACGGCTTAGGCGGATATGGTCTTGGCGGATATGGCGTAGGCCAAAATACGGGTGTTTCAAGAAGTGGAACACCGATTAGTGCGACTGACTGGGCGTTGGACAATTTCGGTCAACTATTGATTGCGGCCCCTCGTGGCGGGCCTATCTTCTATTGGCAACCGCAAGGGCCATCTCAGACGGCACTTATCTTTGACAACGCTCCAACCGTTAACAACGGCGTCTTTGTGGCTATGCCTCAGAGGCAGTTAGTAGCATATGGTTCCACGTTTACGGGGCAAGTTGATCCGTTGTTGATACGGTGGTCTGATGTTGGCAACCCATCCATTTGGAATGCTGCATCTACTAATCAAGCAGGTTCTTACCGGATACCAGAGGGCAGCTTAATCATTGCGGCCCTTCAGACGCCACAGCAAGCTTTGTTCTGGACGGACGAATCCGTCTGGTCAATGCAATACATTGGCTATCCTCTTGTCTATTCATTCAACAAGATTGGCTCAGGCGTTGGCGCAATTGGACCAAAAGCGGTTGGCGTCTTGAATAACGTAGTGTTCTGGATGTCCCCATCTCAGTTCAATATGCTTTCGCCAAATGGCATTACCAACATTCCATGTACGGTTTGGGACGTGGTGTTCCAAAACCTTAATACCGCTTACGCTTACAATATCCGTTGCGCAACCAATAGCTTGTTCAACGAAGTAACTTGGTATTATCCATCCACCAGCAGCACGTCTGGCGAAAATGATTCGTATGTAAAGTACAACATTAATAGCCAGACATGGGACTATGGTTACTCCACATCTACTATAAATGTTGGCCGCACCGCATGGATTGATCAATCTGTTCTTGGCTCACCAATTGGCGCTGGCACGGACACGTTTATTTATCAGCATGAAGTTGGCAATGACGCTGCAAGTGGTCCTAATACGTTTCCATTAACGCCAACCTTTGAGACGGGTTACTTTGCCCTGACTGAAGGCGACAACATGGTGTTCATCGACCAAATGTGGCCAGACTTGAAGTGGAATGATTACAACCAATCCACAAGCGCCACAGTGCAGATCACGTTCTATGGCACAAACTACCCCGGCGATACGCCAACGACCTACGGGCCGTATACGGTCACGCAAGGCACTGAATATATATCCACCCGCATTCGCGCCCGTTTGCTAGCCTTCTCCGTGTCATCGCAAGACCTCGGAACATTCTGGCGACTTGGTAATATGCGGTATCGCTATCAACCAGACGGAAAATACTAATGGCTTCGCAGGACGATTTTCTTACGGCACATAAAAACAATGTATCGGCCATCAATGGCGTGACCGATACAACGTTGACGCTTGCTGGTAAGGGAAATAGCGGAGAAGTTACCACAACAACGGCAGTCAGCACGAAAGCCGGTTATCTTGTTAGTGTTTCGGTTATTGTTGCTGGCAGTGGTGTAGCTACAATTTACGACTCAACTTCAGTGTCCAGCCCGACAAATCGCATAGCTATCATTCCGAATAGCGTTGGTCTTACTACTTGGAAAATCCCTGTTGCCAATGGAATCGTTGTGGCCCCCAGTAGTGGGATGGTACTCAACGTGATTTACAGTTAAGGTGTATTATGCCGCTTAAGCACGGTTCATCACAAGCCACGATTGGCAAGAACATAAGCGAGATGGTTCGCTCAGGGCATCCGCATGACCAAGCCATCGCAGCGGCTCTAAACATCGCCCGATCAGCAAAAGCGGGTGGTGGTGCATTGGAACAAAACAAGAACATCGTTCATGTTGGACCAATTCATAGCCACGTTGCTGGGCGGACCGACCATCTTCCTATGCACGTTCCAGCAGGTGCTTATGTTATTCCTGCCGAAGAAGTCGCTTATCTTGGCGAGGGCAACACGCTTAATGGGTTCAAAAACATTGATGAGTGGGTACGTAAATATCATGATCCTAGATTTGCAGAACACGGCAAGCCTGTTCCTATTGTTGCTGCTGGTGGAGAGTATGTTATTCCCCCTAGTGCCGTAGCGGGAATCGGGGATGGTGACTTGAACAAGGGTCATCGTATTTTGGACCAATACGTTCTAAAATTGCGGAAGAAGCATATTAAAACGCTTCAAAAACTACCCGCACCCGTAAAGGATTAAAGATGGAATCTATGTTCAAAAAGCAACGTCTAAGACTTTCCAAAAGCGCACGTAAGCGCATGCCTAAGTTTGAGAAAGTTACAACGGAGCCTTTGGTTAGAACTGCCCAGCCGGATGACGAAGAGGGCATTATGGCTCTCGCTCGGATGATCCACGGTGAGATTGGCATGTTCAATCTTAACGAAAACAAAGTTAGGGACATGATTCGCCCCCTATTGTATAAGCACTTAGGCATCATTGGGGTTGTAGGTAAAAAAAATAACCTAGAAGCAATGATTCTTCTTCGTGTGGCTACAAACTGGTATTCGGATACGCCTTTTCTTGAAGAAATGTCGGTCTTTGTTAAACCCGAGTTTAGGAACGCAACTGTTTCCCGCGTTCATACTATGATTGAATTTGCCAAAAAAGCGGCAGATGGACTTGATTTGCCTCTAATGATTGGGGTTTTGTCAAATCAGAGAACAAATGCTAAAGTAGAACTATATGAAAAGCATTTTGGCGTACCTGCCGGAGCGTTTTTCATCTACGGGGCAAAAACCGGACAGCCTGACGAGGCTGAAATGATTGCATAGCTAGGAGACGGCCCGTGTGTGGTTCTAAAGGATCAACTACTACAAGTTCAACTTTTTCGCCACCTGCGGGCGTTCAGGCTAACTATGATTATTTGACTAATCAAGCCAAAAACGTAGCCTCGACGCCATTTCAACAGTACGGCGGACAAATGGTCGCCCCTATGACGCCTGAACAACAGGCTGGCATTGGTCAGATTAATGCGTCCGCCAATCTTGCTCAACCTTACATTCAAGCTGGCACTGCTTACGAACAACAAGGCGCGAATCCGTTTGGTCAGGAAGCACTTAACCAATACATGTCTCCGTACATTGGCAGTGTTGCAAATGCGACTATGGCTAACTTAAACGAGACAAACGCTCAGCAGCAACAGCAAGTGTTGGGCAGCGACATTGCTCGTGGTGCGTATGGCGGCGACCGTTCTCAAGTTGCGCAGTCTGAACTAGCTCGTCAGCAAGGGCTTGCCACGGGTCAAACGATGTCGGGCATTTATCAGGGCGGCTTTAATCAAGCTGAACAGCAGTTCAATGCTGATCAAGCGCGTCGTATGGCGGCGGGGCAAACTTTAGCTGGATTTGGTACTGCTGCACAAAATGCCGCGATGCAGGGCGGTCAGGCTATGATG